CTCACAGCGGTATTAATGATTATGCCGTTGTTGTTACTTATGAAGCTACCCGTGTTGTTGCCAAAGTCAAAATCACCATTCGGTAAGGTCCTTATTATCATAAAGTTAAAGCCCTGCTTGCGTGCTGCCAAATCATTGAAGTGGTTTAAGTAATAATCACGGTTGCGTGATACACCTATAGCCTCTCCAATCTCATTTACAAACGGGTACTTAAAGGCTGGTATTAAAAGGCTCATACTCCACTCCGGGAGCTTATACTCATTTATGCGGTTGATGTGTACCCCGTTAATAAGGTCAACCTCTGTGTTATTACCCTTGTATTTAGCTTTAATCTTGCTTGGCGTTACTGGCATAAGCTCGCCACCTATATAAATCTGATACGCCATCTTATACCCCCTCCGTCATTACAGCAGCCGCCTGTCTTGCGGAATTAACAATACCGTCCATTACCTCCGACAGCTCCATACTCTTGCTTATATGGTTGGTTTGTCCGCTCATATCAATAGTAACATACTGGGTTGTACTTTTCTGCGTTGCCTGCCTTGAATGATAGTCCTTGATTAAATCGACAATATCGGAGTTGTTTTTTATCTCCTCGGTGTTGTTTGCAATATCATCAACACCGCCTGCCATCTCACCTAAGCTGTCTGCCAAAGCCGTATCGGTTGCTGTTACATCTCCCAAATCCGGCATTGTACCAAGCTCAAGTGCGTCAAGTTTTTCAACTAAGTTTTTACCTAAGCCGTAACCGCTGTTCCAAGCATCACTGTATGCCCAACGTGTAAGACCCAAACTCTCGGCACTTAAATTTAAGTCATTAACAACCTTTTTATAATTCTCATCTGAGGCGTACTTTTCAACAGCCTTATCGGCAAGACCCTTTAATCCGTCTCTCCAACCGGATACAGTATCCGCAAGTTTAGAACCGAAAACAGCATCTAAGGCACCGGCAATACTTTCAATTATTTCAAGCACCGAGTCACCCATACCTTGAAAAAGATATATTATCGAGGAAATAGGACTTGTAAACACATTTGCAATAAAATTTGCAAAATCCACAAAACCATTCACCATACGATTAATTATACCAAGTTGAAAATCTAACCAACCTAATAGCGTATTATAAATATATGCAATCACTACGGCAATCGCACCCATAATAATACCTGTGGCGCTTATGGTACTACCGGTAACCTTGTTAATAATCCCTACGACCCCATATAAAACCGCAATTACGGCTATTACTGCACCTACAATCCACGTTAAAGGACAAGCAAGTAATGCTGCATTAAAACCATATTGCGCCGCTGTAGCACTAAAGGTCATCTTAGCTTGGAGTGCAAGCTTTGCATTATGTATTGTTGTAGCAATTGCCGCCGCACCATTTGCAATAGTGCTTAAACCCAGTGCAATTCGGTAAGCCGCCAACGCACCTACTATCATTATAATTATAGGCTCAATATAGCTCCAATTATTTATCATCACATTGGCAACATTCATTGCGCCATCAAACAGATACCCTAATATAGTCAACATAGTTCCAAGCCCGGTTGTAACACCATTTACAACTGTTTCAATACTACCCCAATTTTGATTAATTGTATCTATCAACCTTATAATGTATGGATAAAGCTGACCACCTATCGTTTCTTTCATATCACCCCAAGCATTATTGAGCTGTATAATCTTGCCCTCGGGTGTATTACTCATTGTTTCATACAAGCCCGACCACGACTCATCAATCACCTGAGATATTGCCGCCGCCGCTTGCATATCACTTGACATATCGGCATACTCTGCACCCAGTGTTTCAATAACCTGCTCCCTTGTTGCCTCACCCTCAATAATAGCTTGCTGAGCCTCTGTAAATTCAAAGCCCTTTTTAGACATAGCGTCATATGAGCCTGTCATTATCTTACCTAGATTGGTAGCGTAATTAACCATTGAGTCGGTATCTACCTCTCCGCCGCCCGTCATACCCATGGTGTAGTCAGCGAGTGTATCCATCATCATTTCAATGGCATCAGTATCCTTAAAATAAGTTGCAAACTCAGCACCTGCGGCAATCATAGCCTCATCACCATAAATACCCTTTGACTGTATCTCGGAAGCCTTGCTTGTAATTGAGTCAAACTCAGCCCGTAGAGCTTGCTTTTCTATTGACACAGGAACAGCCACTTCACCTATACTGCTCTGCATAGCATTTATATCATTAACAGCCCCCGTAGTATCCGCTGTAGTTTGCAGTTCAAACTGTGTAACGTAGTCTTTATCAAGCATATTTGCAAGTACACCCATAAGCTGATTTTCAGCATTTAATTGAGTATTAAAGCTCTCTGTACAATCTTCTATAAAGCCAAAGGTCTTTTGTACAGTGGCTATACTAATTAAGCCCGTAACCGCACCCGATATTTTATTTTCCAAACCCGAAACACGATTTTCCGTATCGGATACAGCTTTATTTATTTGGGCTTGTACCATTTCAATATCCCCCGCCATATTTTCAATTTGTTTGGTCTGTGCCTCAAATTTTTCTGCAAGGTCTATTTTATCCCACGTCATTTTAGGCTGTGGTAAGGTATTTATGACATTCGCCATTGTTTCAAATCCCTGTACCGTTTGTGCTGTACTCTTAGTCACACTATCCAGTGTTGCAGATGCACCATCATACAACTCTATACTTGTGCCTATTCCCGCCATTAAATCACCTCACTTTATGGCAAAACAAAAGTGCCTACATTTCTGTAAGCACCTTACTTATTGCACCGAATATGTACTTGTTTCCGTACCTAAATTACTTGTATCCGAATTACTTGTATTTAAGCTGTTTCCTGCTGAATTAAGTATAATTACAGCAAAAATAAACACCACTATCATAGTTAAAATAATTGCTATCGTATTGCGTGTAGATTTTTCACTTTCCTCCACCAATCTTTTAAATTTGGCAAGTGTTGCATTTATCATTTCAATAGTTTCGGCTTTAACCCTGTATGCAGATACAACGTTGTTTTCATTTGGCTTTGTATCTTCCGATAGACTTTGAATTGTACCCGTATTGGGTTTAAGCTTAGCCCTTACAGCTTTGTTAAGCTCATCTGTAAGGAAATTACCTTGATAGGTAGTTCCTGTTGTAAGCGGTTTAAAGCACAAATATTCAAGCTCACCGTTTTTTATATAGGTTATTATTGTATACTTTATTGCAACGGTTGTCTTTTTTTCCTTAACTCTTCCGCCTATTATTGCACCGATAGGACCAAACAAAATTGCTCCACCAATAGCCTTACCGGTACTTGATACATATTGTCTTGATATTTCAACATCAGTTTTGGTGCATATATCGATAATAACATCATAGCCTAAACCAAACACTTGAGTACCTGCAATAATCACCAAACCGTCCTTATCATAGTATACAAGCACACTTGCACCCTCAGCAATAGGTAATCCGTATATATTTTCAGCCGATACAAGTCTTTTTAATATTTTAAGCTCATCATTGTTAAGCTTAGCCATAATGGTCGCCCCCTTTCCTTATACCTGCATATTACCACAAAGGAACTAAGAGGGCAACATTTTTTACTTTTTCTTTTTCATTTTGTTTGTAGCTTTCTTTTCCTCTTTCAGCTTATAGTCAATAAAAGCCATCACAGTTGCCCGTTCGTTTTCTTCAAGGTTGACAAACTTGGAGGGCTTCCAGTGTAGCTCCACCATTGCATAATATGCGTAAAGCGTTTCACTGTCACCCTCATCAATCAGTTTTTTACCGTATCAACCTTATCCGATATGCTCTCATCAAAACCATTAGAGTCATTAATATGCTTATATAAGCCCATATATTCTGCAGGGTCATCCAATAATTCGCATATAAGCTCCTCAGCTGACATAACTCCGTAGCTGTCCTGTAGCTCCTTGTCATTAAGGTTAGGAAACACAACAGCGGCGGCAATGAGCTTGCTTATATATTTTCTTTGGTCAAGCTTTGGTGTAAACATATTAGGCTTGCCCTTTATCGGCGCATCATAGGTACAGTCCGAGGTTATCTGTGAGTGTACCTTTGTTGTAATCGGTCTTAACTCCCACTCCACAGCATTTCCATCCTCATCCTTAAACGCCTTAGATGCCACATATTTGTAATTTTCTCTCTGTGCCTTGTTACTCTTTAAAAATACACTTAACTTACCCATTTAGTTATCCTCACTTTCTTTTATAAAGCATTTCTCACACTCAATTTGTCAACATACCGTCAAGCAGTGTAAAGCTCTCCGGAATTTTAAAGTCCTCAAAGGTGAAGTCCATATCCTCATCAAGGTAGTCACCGTCTGCGTCAAACTTAGCAAGTGTACCACCGTCCATATTGCAATCCACAAGTATAATGGTCTGTCTTCCTACGGTTGAGGTTGGGTCCTCATTGGTTATCTGAATATCAAAGTAGATATCCTCCCCGGTCTTTTTATACTTAAGCATAAGCTCACGGAACACACTTGTGTTGTAGTGGAACGTAGCGTTACCTGTACCATTCCAGCCCGTAGCCTTATTACCTCTTCCGGTCTTACCCAAAATAGGTACTTCCGTCTTTTTCTTTTCAAACTTAGCCTCAAGGTTGATTGCCTGCATAAAATTGTAGCGGTTGCCGTCAATTGTTACAAAGCACTCCGCAAGGCTTGCACACAAGGTATCCTTTGCTTTCATAATTGCATTTGCCATTTTTTATACCTCCTTAGCTCACGGTTACAGTCATATACAGCTTACCCATAGCGTTTACAACATTAATTGCGGAATTAACCACAACCGCCTTTTTGCTGTCGCCCTGAGCCACTGTCACGTCATCCTCATCAAAATCCTCAATTGCCCTTATATCGGCAAGCTGTTCATAATACTTGACGATGTCACCCCAAAGTGCCGTCCTGCCCGCATTGTCATTAGGCACAACACCCAAATAGCGTGTATTGAAAATATCCGCAATATCGTTTGCAATATTATCACAAATAATAACCGTCTGATTTTCCTTAAATATCTCACCCTTTGTATCAGTTGTTGTCACAAGGCTGTTAATATCCTCAAGCACTCTAACGTCAGTGCCTACCCTGTGAAATACATATTCACCCGCTTTAATAGCCTTTTCAAGCTCAGCCTGCGTATATTCGGTGGTACGACCTGCCGGATAGAGGTCATATTCACCGTCATACTTCTTGTTAAGGTTGCTCTTGTTGATTGCGCAGCCTGCCGTTGCACCCGTTACCCAGTACACAGCCTCCACACGGTTTTTAACATTGATAACACCCTCATAGTCTGCCGCCTTATTATAAACAACACACTGGAACTTTGAACCCACCTCATCACGCATACGCTTTGTATACGAAATATACAGCGCTTTAATTGTATCATCATCCGAAGCACAGCCAAGTGTATTAAAGCTGTAGCTCTCAAGCAAAGACAAAAACTGGGAGTGGCTGTCACCGGTAACCTCACCGTTCGTACCACCCGTAAGAGGTGTACCCGCCGTTGCCTTAAGCGTACTTGATGTAGTAAATTTTACATAGTCATTTGTCACAAGCTCACTTGCTTTTGACACTGTCTGACTGTCCACCTCAATACCCCTAAGTCTTGTTGTTACCTCAAAGTCACCGTCCGTAGTTGCTTCAATCACAATTGTAATGTCATTGCCCCTTGTACCGCCGTATCGTGCCGTAGCATAGGTATTTGATGCCTTTGTACCGCCGCTGTTAAGTCTGTACAAGTAAACCGTCTTAGCGTTTAAAAACAGCTCTCTTAAGGGCTTAACGCCCTCATAGGTGTAATCATAGCCAAAAAGCTTTGTACTTCTAAGCTGAAAATCCTCGCTTGTTACCTCTGTAATTGCATTTTCCAAACCCCAGTCAAGCTCTAATGCTATAGCCGCATAGCCTCTGTCGCTGACCTGGGCGTTAGCCTTTGCCGCCGATACAAAGTTGATGTATGCACCCGGCAAGACCTTATTTTGTGTTGTAAAAATACCGCCGCCTAAAGCCATTGTTACTTCACACTCCTTTTAAGAAAATCATTAATTAACGTGTCTGCCTCCGAAATCGTGTATTCATCCTCGGTCAATACCGCATTAACCACATCCACAGACCACTTACCGCTCTTTGCAAGCTGCTCCTTGCTGTACTTAGGCTCTGCCTGTACCTCCTCAACCTGCACGTCCTCTGTTGTCTTTTTAGCCATTTAATCAGCCTCCCGTTATATTATTACTCAGCGTTTCCATCAACGCCGTATCCTCACCGCTTTGCTTGTACACGGTGAACTCATACATAACATTTACACTTGCAAATATATCGGGGCTATCCCCTACAAACTCACAAGCTATCTCACTGCCCCTTGTCAAACCGTCAAACTCGATATACTCCAGCACATCCATCACTCTTTCGGCTGCGGAATAAACCTCATTTCTCACGTCATCACCCTGTTTGGGGTAGAAAACAACATTTACACCCTGTTTGCGGTTGTATCTGCCCCTTTCAATGTTGCCAAGCATCTTAGTCATTTCCACAGATGTAGCGGATACAAAAAAGCAAGGCTCTGTAAAGCCCTGCTCCACACTCTCGGTATATATTTTGTAATTCTCACCAAACTCCTCCGACAGCCTCTTGCATACACCGTCAATTATACCGCTTGTCACCCAAACACCTCCTCCAACCTTTGATTAATTCTTTTCTCCAAAAGCCTTGGGGTAATGGTTTTAAGCTCGTTTATACTTATCTGTAGCATAAACTGCCCCTTTACCCATCCTTTGTGGTTTCTTGTTCTATGCCCAAGCTCAACGTAGCTTGCATACGATACATTGTTGGATATGGTAACCGTGTAGGTATTACCATTCCTTACAACATTCATACCGTCAACAAAGCTCTGTACACTTGATTTTGTACCACCCGTCCAGCCACGTTTTAATGTACCGTCCCTTACCGCTGTACGTTTCACAACCTTACGCAAAAGCCTTGCGGCAAGCTCCCTTGAGCAATCCTCAAAAAAGGCACTCCTCTGTGCATCGTCAAAGCGTTTAAGCTTTTCCGCAAAATCTTTAAGCTCTCTTACATCAACTTTGCCCGCCATTAGGCTCTCACCTCCCAAAGCTCCAACTCAATCTCCTTATGTGCGGGATATATGGCAGGTTCACCGCTTGCCCTATACTTGGTTGTTGTGTCCTCTCTTGTTACCTCAACCATACTACCGGGCTTAATATCTCTGCTTGGTGAAAAGAAAAGCTTAACACCTTGGCTCTTGTATGCTGCCTTGTCCGTTTCGGAATTGGCACTTATACTGCTGTAGCTTATACGGCAAGGCATATCGGCTGTAACAAGCTCCATCTTCTGTCCCGTACTTCCGTTGTCCTTGACATAGTCCACACGCTCATATACGTTGCAGGTATCCATATATAGGCTCTCTAAAGCCGACCTTATACTCACACTACCACCTCAACTTCCTAAAGCTGTATAGCTCACTCTCAGAGGCTGTAAGCGTTGATATAAAATCACTTAAAGCCGTGTAGCTGTCCGTGCCGTCTGTGTAGGTAACGCTTGTGTCACCCTCGGCAACGCTCTTTATAAGCCTGCTGTCCTCTGCGGTATAGCCGTCAAGCTCACCCGTAGCAAGCTTTGCCCTTAAAAACTCACCACACACCATATCAATGCTCTTGTAATACAGCTCCTCGGGTATCTCGGTTACATTACACACATTTTTGATATGCTCATCAACCCTGCTCCGGCAAAAAAGGAGAGCTACCTCATCACTCTCCTTAACCTCATATCCAAGCTGTAACAGCCGTTCCCTTACTTCCTCCTCCATAGGCATTAACCCTTAGAAATAATTCTCGCAATAGGGATAGCCTTGTGGTTGATAAAGGTCTTTTTACTTGCACCGTCATTCACAAGCTCCCAGTTTTCACCGTTTTTAAGCTCTGCATCTGTAGGTGAAAGCGTAGCCTGCTTTTTCTTTGTGTAGCTGATACCGTAAGGTGCAAAGCACTTACGCTGTCTTATAAAAAGCACATCCTGACCACCCGCTGTGATTGGATTTCTGTACATCTCATAGGCGTTCTCTGCACCGATATCCTCATAATCAAAAGCACCCTCACCGAGGATATAAGTGGTGTACGCTGTGTAACCGTCACCCGCACCATCGGAGCTTTCCGCAACCTCCGATACAGGCATATCATCATCAATAAGCACTACTCTGCCGTTCCAAGTAGCAAGTGTAAGCTCTCTCTCAATGCCCTGTGCATCCGTCTGCTTAAGGTAAGCAAGGAGCTTTAGGTTTTCAAGGTGAGTAGCTACAACCGAGTGCATAATGGCAATCTTAAACTTGCTCTTGTTGTCACCGCCTGCCTTCTGAATTGCGCTGTTAAGTGTGGTTTCGCCCACTGTACCCTCATCAACTGCGGTAACATCATAGGTGTGGTTGTCAACAAACTCCTTATTTGCCGTACCGGTCATATTGAAAATACCCTCGAGGATGGCAAGTAAGGTTCTCTGGTCTACACCGTCAATATACTCGCTGACCTGTGCGGCAACATTATCCATAAAGCCTGCACCGCCCGTGATATCCTCTGCAAAGTCACTTTCAAGCCAAGCCTGCGCACGACCTACCACTACAACACCTCTCTCATAAGTGGTGGTTGAAGTTGCTGTAATGTCGGTTGTACCGTCATAGTTAAGTGGGTCACCCTCCAAAAGACCGTACATAGGTAATACAGCATAAGCAGTACCCGTCTGTGAGCTGAAAGCGTTTTTAATCTCGCTGTTGCCCTTTAAGGCTCTGCTCTTGATAAGCTCATTCTTTTTGAGCTGTGGTAATCTCTCCACATAAGCACCAAACGCCTGTGGATTAAATGATTTTGAATTAAATTTTGACATATAATTCCATCTCCTTTTTAGTTTATATTTCCATATTTTTCTTTAGCATACGTTGACAGCGCACCGCAGTATGAACAATACATATCATCATCGGCAAGCTGTGTATGCTCGCATAAGGTTGTTCTGTTTTCCGAACAGCGGTTATAGTCCTTTTCAAGCAGAATACCGCATTTTGTACAGTAGTTGTCAATATCTCTGTACTGCCTTCCGCATTTGGGACAACGTTTCATAACATCACCTCTTAAATTTTTGCATCTGGGTTAGCCTCCATATATGCGCAAAGCTCGGTATAATTCATATTCCTTGTATCTGCCTCAGCAATATTATCACCCTGCCCCGGAACGTATCCCTGCGCATTGTTTGATACAAACAAAAAGCCCGTATCCTCACCGCCTGTGAGTGCTTGCACCTGTTCATCAAGACCGACAACCTCGCCTTTCTCATCAAGGTTTATGTTTTCTGTATTGAGCAACGCTCTTGCGGCTTTGATATTCCTTGCACCCGCCTTGGTTAAGGCACTCTCAATGGCATTGTCTATGCGAATATTACGGATTTTCTCCTCATACTCAGCCTTTTGTGTCTTGTTGTCCTCCTGTAGGGCAGTAATTTTGCTTTTAAGCTCCTCATTATCCCCCACGGACTTCTTAAGCTCGGTGAGCTGTTTGTCCCTCTCACTTAATGCGCTGTTGGCATTTTCAAGCTGAACTGTAAGCTCCGTAAGCTGAGTCTCGGGTATAAGCCCCCTCATCTCCTCGGTATGCAGAGCTACAATCTTATCGGCTACCTCCTCCGGTATGCCTAAAGCTGTCAATTGTTCCTTTGTCAAATTTATTCCTCCAATCTTTTGTTAGATTAAATATTTAAGCTAACGGATATTCGTACTCCGCTACCACTATGTACTCATAACCAAGAGCTGCTAACACAGCACTATCGGTAGGAGCTTATAACCCCTACCGATAGATAAGTAACCCCCACCGCCTAAGAGGCGTGGGACTTCCTTACTTGGTTAAAATGCTTAGCCCAAAGGCTACCACCTCCCGTGTACGCCATAGATTTACGGCAAATAAAAAAGCCCTTTACAGGCTTTCAAACAAAAATATAACTCGCAAGATGTTGCGAAAAATCTCACGATAATCTCACGCCGTGAGTTTAATATATCAATGCGTGAGTTTTTTGTAACGAAAAAAGCACCTCATATCGAGATGACTTTCACATACTTAAAAGCTTATTCATAACATCGGAATTTTTGGGTACTTCAAAGCTCCATTCCCCGTCAAGGTCTAACTCATCTGGCAAAAGGTTGTAAAACGGCAATACCTCAAATACACCATCTTTCCTTTGTAACTCTGCCGACAAGTCAAAGGCTGAAATCCTGTTCAAAAGCTCCAAATCAACCTCTCTGCTAAACTCCATATTATCACACAGTACAAGAGTTATATGTAGCTTTTTAACGCTATAACCAACACTTCCTATAGTCCTTATTTTGTGCCTGTCCTCGTAAACCTCTATCTTAGGCTTACATTCAGCAAGTAAAATACGACTACCATCAATAGTAGCATATAATTTACCATCTTCAAGTTGTATCGTTTTTAGTAATCTACGCATATAAACCTCCTAATTAAAAAAGCACCTCTGATTTCTCAAAAGTGCTTTCATTTTAAATTCAATTCAGCTTTCACTTTGTCTAATACTTTCCTATCCTGCTCCGAAAGTGGTAAAGGCTCTTTGCCTACGTCTATAGTATCATCGGTTTCCAAATAATACTTTACTTCCTTATCGTTATCGTTTTTCATACTCGAACACCCCCAATTTTATCCTATCGTTGAAATAAAATCGTTATTTAATGGCATTCCATAATTTTCGTAATAATAAACATCTCTACTATCCCAAAGATACTCACCATCACTATATGCCAACAGTTCAATATTGGTATTTTCGTTGGTTATTTCGTCAACAACACGAGCACCGGTAGCCGCAACAACTGTAGAGGCTTTTAAGTATTTTACTATTTTAGGATTTACCTCAATACTTTTTTGTTTATCAAACTCAGCTACGAACTCTTGAAAATCAGCGATTTTTTTCATATCCGCAATATCTTTCATAGTATCACTCCTTTTGAGTAGGATGGAATATAATAAACTCCCCCGTCTTATCACTCGGCGTACTTCCGATGGAAATGCTTCCATCACTATGCGCCCATATAATATTATTGGGAGCTTTAACATCCGTCTTTAATTCATTAGCCAAACGTTGTGCAAAACAATCTACACCATTCTTTTCATTACCTGTGTTACATGACAACAATCTTACAGCACCGCCCGTGTAATCTTTTCGTTTTCTAATGATTTCAGCCAACGTATGGCTATCAATCTTTGTCCCAAAAAACTCCGTTACAATCGGAGAACCGTGTAAGGCAACATCATAAAAACCAGTTTCAGGTTTTGCCTTTGCTATGTATTCTCCAAAAGTGTCATCTGCAAAAATAGGTCTCTCCTCACTAATGCCTCTTTGAACAATAGCCTTAGTTTTAATTCGGTTTGCTCTACTTTGTCCGGAAGCTACTTTCTCCTTTGATTTGATTATATCACCTTCGATGGAGCTTGTAAACTTGTCATTATTAACAAATTTCTCTTTCCATTCCTCATACGTCATACTTTCAACATACTCAGTTTTACCCGTTTCGAGGTTGCGTGCAGCTCTCTCCTCTCCCTCGGTAAACTCATCATCAAAGTATGGGATTGTGGTACAACGGCAATTGGGGTGAAAAGGAGGTGCATTTACTCCCACCTGCATATCTTCCCTTTTGAAG